CGAACGAAGCACTGTAGCCAAAATACCGACAATAGCGCCGAATAACGTCAAGGTACTTCTCGTAAGTTTGCTTGTCATAATGACGAAGTTCAAGAAGCACACTATTGAACATCGAAACCATGTCACGTTCGACATCATCAGAAGTGCGATTGATCCACATCGGAATCTCCATGATCGAGGACCAACGAAGTGGAGCTAGGCCGTCTCGAAACCGCCGCTTCAAATACTCAATCTCAGAGATATGAGCAATCCGCTGGAGTTCCGCACGCTTAGCGAAGGAAGTATAGTACATTCCAATTTCTAAACAGAACTCGTGCATGAACTGCATATGGTACAGCGGAAACTTCTCGAGGGAGAGATTGAGAACAGAGTCGTCACCGGTAAACGCCTTCTCAACGCTCTTGAGCCACTGCTCGCGCGAGTAGCCAGCCGCTAAGAACCCCCAGTAATGAACGCACCAGGTGCCAAAGCTTGCAAAGACAATCGTAAGACCATTGCCAGAGCTATTACCTTTTGAAGTGTAGTATAACACATCACGGAAGACGTGATAACAGTGGAGGAGAGAGAGGACAAGATGGCGGCGAATCAGTTGATCTTCACCTTCCATTGGCGCACTTTGCTCAATCCAGTCGACGAATGGCTCGACACAGTCAGGGGGGATCGTGTACTCATGACCGGAGAAGTCGCCGGCAAGAACATGCTCACCATGCTTGGTAAGTCGTCTTTCTAAGAGGCCCCACTCGATAGACGAGTGTGCGTTTAAACCCATGGAAAACGGAGTCATCCAGGGAGTTCGCGTAAGCTCCTCGAAGAAATTGTGAAAGTACATAATCGCAAGGATGACGTACTTAAGTTCTGAAATGACGAATCGACGAGCTTTGCCATCTTCAATGTCTTCATAGTCGACGAGCTCGTCCTTAAGGGCGTCAACGCCAACCATAGGAACGACATGAGTGGCAAGCTGAGCACGTAGCTGGCGGATCTCATCCATATAGGGCTCATTGAGCTCCCCATTTCGGAAGAGG